ACGGCCCCGGCGAGGAGTGCCTCATCAAGGCCGGCGACACCATCACCCAGGGCGACTGGCTGACCGCCACCACCGACGGCAAGGCCGTCGCCATCACCGCCTCGGGCACCGTGGTCCACGCGGGCTTCGCCCTGGAGTCCGGCGTCTCCGGCGACCTCATCCGCATGTTCGTCCACCCCTTCGTCTGCAAGTACAGCTAAACCCATGCCCGACTACGCCCAGGGCTCCGCCCGGCGCGGCACCGACCTCGGCACCCCCGTCGTGGGCGTGGATTCCAACGGGAAATACTCCACGCTCGCCCTGGACGCCGAGGGCCGCCTGCTGGCCGCCGAACGCGAGCCCGCCCTCCAGACCACCGCCGACCTGCACGCCCCCGCCGCGAACACCGACGCCGTCGTCACCTACGCCGCGCCCGGGGTCGGCCTGGCCCACGCCATCGACGGCCTGGCCTACAGCGCCACGGGCACCATCGCCGCCGCGGTGGCCCTCACGGTCAAGGACGGCACCGACGTTGTGGTCTCCCTCGTCGTGGGCGCCACCGGCGTCCAGGTCATCCCCTTCCCCGGGGGCCTGCGCGCCTCCGCCAACGCCGCCCTCGTGCTCACCCTGCCCGCGCTGGGGGCCTCCGGCACCGGCCGCATGAACGCCCTGGGGCACCGGGTCGTCGTCACCGACTACACCGCCCGGCTGGGCCTCCTCGACTTCCGCCAACCCTCCCAATCCTCCTACGTCCCGGTGATATAGCCAATGGCTGACAACTTCGCAGTAAAGGACTCGGCCGGCACCGCCGTGACCCTGGGTTCCAAGGACCTCTCCAACGTCCACTTCACCAAGCACATCGTGGTCGATGCCGAAGGGCACATCGCCGAGGTGGGCGACGTGGACGGGGCCCTCGACGAGCGCGTTGACGGGTTCGTCCTGACCGCCTCGGCCCTGATGGCGACCGACAGCGCCGCCTCCGCCGGCAGCAAGCTCGTGCCCGCCCTGGTCGAGTCCACCGCCGCGCCGAACCTGCTCGTGGGGGTGCGCAACGGGTCCAACCAGATGCCTGCCGGGGACGCGGCGGCCCGCCCCATCTTCACGAAGCTCACGGACGGCACGGACACCGCCCTGATCGACGACGTGGACTCGGCCCTCGACGAGCGCCTGGACGGCTACCAGCTCGTGGCCAGCGCCCTGCACGCCATCGACGGGGCCGCCTCCGCCGGCAGCAAGCTCGTGCAACTGGCCGTCGAGTCCACCGCCGCGCCCAACCTCCTGGTGGGGGTCAAGAACGGCGCCAACCAGATGCCGGCCGGCGACGCGGCCGCGAGAGCCATCGTCGTGACCCCCGCCGCGGTGGCGGCCAACGGCGGCTCCATGTACTCGGTCACCGGCCTGGTGGGCACCGCGGTCGCCATCAAGGCCTCGGCCGGCACCCTGTACTCCCTGGTCATCACCAACACCCACTCGGCCACCCAGTACGTCCAGGTCTGGGACACCGCCGCGGCGAGCGTCACCGTGGGCACCACCGCCCCGAAGCTCACCGTCGCGATCCCCACCGCCGCCACCCTCGTGGTGCCCCTGGGCGCCATCGGCCTGACCTTCGGCACCGCCATCTCCATCGCCGCCACCACCACCGCCACCGGCGCGACCGGCGCCACCGCCTCCACCGTGCACGTCTGCGGCAGCTACAAGTAATCCCCCGCCGCACTTCCCACATCCCCTCCCTCAGAGCCCCCTCGCCTAACACATGGCCGCCTTCTCGTACCCGTCGGGCACCAACACTTTCGTCCCCTCGTTCGACGCGACGGGGCACCTGGTCGTCAGCTACTCGCGGAATCCCAAGGATTTCAGCCTCAACAAGTACGTCAGCCTCACCCCCGTGAAGAAGAGCAGCGGCTACTGGCTCAAGATCACGGCCGAGGTCGCCGCGCGCGTCATCAACTCGGACAAGCTCCGGGAGTTCGTCTGGCACGACGGCGACGACGCCCCGGACGGCAACTGGAACGCCGAGTCCTTCAAGTGGCTCCAGTTCGCGACGGAACGCTACGTCTACCCGTTCCAGATCGGCTACAAAGCGAATGAGCAAGCCGATTGGAAAATCCTCGCGGCGTATGCGGACTACGCGGCCCAGGACGCCATGACGGCCCGCACGCTCAAGGTCCTCAACGTCCTCACGGACACCTCCAACCACGACACGAGCCACTACGACACGGCCACCAACCTCGTGGGAGGCTCCCTGGCCTCGGGCACCCCGACGGACCCGCGGTTCAAGAAGCTCGTCAACAAGGTGATGTTCCAGATCCAGAAGGCGACCCTGGGCATGGTCAGGCCCAAGGACATGATGGTCCTGTGCAGCCCGACCTTCGCGGACGAACTCTCGCGCTCGCAGGAGGTCCACACCTACCTCAAGGAGAGCCCGTTCTCCCTGGCCCAGGTGCGCGGCGACAGCGAGAGCCAGAACGGCGTGTGGGGCCTGCCCGACCAGCTCTACGGCATGCCCATCGTCATCGAGGACGCGGTGCGGGTCAGCTCGAAGAAGGGCGCCACGCGCTCGGCCGACTACGTCCTGGGCTCGGACAAAATCCTCTTCCTGACGCGCAAGGGCGGCCTGACCTCCCCGGCCGGGGGCCCGAGCTTCAGCTCCTGCCACATCTTCTCCTACGAGGAGATGACGACGGAGCAGCGCGACGACCCGGACAACCGCCGCATCAAGGGCCGCGTGGTCGAGGATTTCGACGTGCGCCTCGTCAGCCCCGCCAGCACCTACCTCGTCACCTCCGCCCTCGGTTAATCCCCAATGGCCTACGCCACCCCGGAGGCGGTCCTCCTGCGCTACGACAGCCGCCGCGTTGGGGCCCTGTGCTCCGACACCGGCTCGCAGGTGACCGCCTCCGCCCTCCTGACCGACCCCGTCCTGGCCGAGCTCCTCGAGGACGCCAGCGGCATGATCGACTCGGCACTCCTGCGCGGCGGGCGCTACACCCAGTCCGACCTGGTGGCCCTGACCGGCATGGACGCCAAGCTGCTCCAGCGCCTCGTCTGCGACATCGCCTATGGCCTGCTGGTCTCCCGCCGCGGCTACACGGCCCAGGAGCTACAGGCCAACGCCCCCGGCTACGTCTCCGCCCTCGCGATGCTGGACCGCCTGGCCGCCGGGGAGGCCGTCTTCAACGTCGAGGAGAACGTCCTGGCCGGCAAGCCCAAGCGGGTGGTCCTCTCGAAGAACCGCCAGCTCATTTCCGGCGCGTCCCGCCTCTACGGGGACCTCACCCTGCGCCCGGGCAACCCCGGCGACCCCACCTACACCGACTGATAGGCCCGCCCACCAATGGCTCAGCTCTTTTGCACTGGCCCTGCCCACGTTCACGTCGGACTCCCCGGCGGGTTCGGTTCCTCCACCGCCACCATCATCTACCTCGGCACCTGCGAGGACTCCCCGCGCGTCACCCTGCGCCCCATGACGGCCCCGGTCCTCAACTCGATCACGGGCGGCGTCCCGATGGACCTGTCCTTCCAGGGCGAGGAGGGCTTCATCGGGCTCGACCTGACCAGATGGAACCAGCCCGTCCTCGACGGCATCAGGTCCAGGGCCACCGCCAGCAGCCGGCCCGGCGTCCTCCTCCCCGGCACCTGGGTCCCCGGCGACATCGGCACCCTGATGATCACCGAGAACGCCGAGATCGCCGTCTTCCTCACCTTCCCCTACGCCGCCAAAACGGCCATGCTCGCGGGCGGGATGCCCCTGGGCTACCGCTTCCCCTTCTGCGCCCCCATCGGCCCCGACGACATAGGCCCCCTGGGCACCCGGGCGCGCAAGGAGCACGTCATGTTCCACGCCATCCCCGGCTACAACCCCAACGGGGGCGGCCTCACCCTCTACGACCAGGCGGTGGCCGGACTTCCGGCGATCAACTAATGAGCACCTTCCCTTACTACACGGGCGGCCGGGCGGTGAAGGGCGACCCCCTGCGCATCTACCGCCGCCTGCTGACCGGCCTGGGGGCGGACCCCAACAAGTGGCTGGAGCGGTTCGACGACCTGGCCGACGACGAGGCCCGCGAGAAGGTGCTGGCCGCGACCGGCTGGGCCTTCGAGATGGTCCAGTACGACCGGGAGACCGGCCTGGGCGACGGCGAGGCCCTGGTGGAGTCCACCCTGCGCTCCTTCCTGGAGTGGCTGGAAAAAAACGGGCTGCCGGCGGTGACCTCTCGGACATGGTCGCCACCTACGGCGCCGGCATCCTCTCCCTCGACCCCGGGTCCGACCTCTGGCTGCAACTCCGGCTGAACCTGAGCCGACAGCACGCCCGTGCGGTGATGCGACTGAAGGAGGCCCTGGACCTCCACCACGGCAAGGCCGAGGCCCCCTTCCACTACTACGAGTCGGTGCACGAGACCCCCGATGCCGCCGCAGACGCCCAGTACCGAGAAGCGGTCGCCCGTCGGGAGACTTCCTCAAGCCCCTTCGCGTAGCCCCCTGCCCGCCCTGGCCCTCCCGCCGCGGCCCACCCACCGACCAAACCTGACGGACAGGCAGCCCACCCCCTCCGCCAGGCCCCTCCGCTTGCCGGCGCCGAGGAACGCCCACTCGGCCGAGCTGGTCACGCCCTCCCCCTCCACACCAGCGAAGTCGGGGACGCCCCTCACCCCCGAGCCGGCCAGAACCACCCCCAGGCCCCTGCAACCCCCAGAAGTCACCAGGAGCGCGGCGGGGGCCCCCAGGCTGCCACAGAGGCCACTGCCCCAGGATCGCGCGGGTTTAGTTTCTGTAGCCCCGGCGGCCCCCCTGGCTACCGCCCCACCGCCCCGCCTGCCGGAACGCCCCGTGGCGCGCGCTGGGGCCCTTGGCGTGCTTCCCAGCCCCAAGGCAGCCCCCGAGCCGATCTTCAAGGCCCTGTCCCCCGCCGCGACCCCCTCCAGGGCCCCCCTGGACCTGCCCCCCGTGGCCGACCGCCGCGAGGCCCCCTTCCGCCTACCCTCGACCGGATCAGGCCGCGGCGGGGCCCCCGGGCACGGCTCCACGGAAGACCTCCTGCGGCAGATCCTGACCTCGCTGAAGGCCCTCTCCCCCGAGCCGCCGCCGGCCCCCTCCCCGATCAACCTCATGACCCCGACCTGGGAGTGGC